AAATAATATAACTGTCCTTCTACTAATGCAGATGTAGGAACAGATGCTTCAGTAGGATAGGCTAAAAATTTAGATGAGTCAGTTATCGAATAAGATACATTATCTGTGTTCAGTTGAAAGTAAGTAAATTTATCGTTGTATCCTGTTTGATCACTTAGACTATCAGGTTGTACAATAATATCAAAGCCGTCAGGATCGTCAATGTGTCCATCATCTTGAGCATCATAGAAAGATACTTTTACTCTTTTAGGTTCAATATATCCGTCAATTTCAACAACGTTATCGTCTATTTGCCAAGTAATATCTGACCCTAAACTGTTAGTTGTTGTACTTTGACTATTAATGCCTAAGACATCTATGCTATCTTTGATAACGGTATTAGAAATAAAATCATAATTCTTTTTACCGTCATTGTAATTAAATGCTGTTTCTTTAGCACTTTCAAATAGGTATTCTGTAAATCTATATGTTATTTTATAGTCGATACCTGTCCACACAAAAGAAAATAACCAACTTGAATCTTTATTGGTATTTGTAGTATCTCCTTGATAAATTAGACTAAAAGGATCAGTTGTGTTAAGATTAGTATCAGTAATAATAGACCATGTATTTTTATCTCTTGAAAAACTCAATCCAAAATTAAAGTAATTCAAACATAGATTAATAATTTCTGATTGTAATGCTGGGGTGAGTGTTGAAACAAACGGTGGTATAATTTCAGTAACTATTGCATCCGAAGGAACATAATTTGTTAGTGTTATAGGTCCTGTCCCATCTGTTAGAGAGCCTGCACCACTGTTATACCCGTCACCGATTGTAAGAACTAACGATGACCAAAAATAATTTCTTGTTGTTTTATCTTGAACAGATGTTAGTTTGCCATTTGGTAAAAAATACTTTCCAGCAGGCGGAGTAAATTTAATCAACGCTCCATTGATAGCATATTTCAAATCAGTAGAACTAAAATAGCCTGTAGGTAAAGGTGTGCTATTAATTTTGTTTTGGAAATACCCTGTTGTTTGATTAGTAGTTGATGTTAACATTTTCCATGAAACATTCAACGGAGAAATTTTAGATCCACCTGTTAGATTATCATAGTTGGCAGATCTACGATAGTTGTCATAATAAAAATGTTTGATTTCATTTTTCTGTAAGGTAGGAATGATTGTGTTTAGTAGTACAGAATAGATTTCGTTACGACCAGTAAATGTAAAATTAATATCTTGTAATGAAGAATTTTTATATAATGCTCCATCAGATCCGTAAATGTTTACAGAACTGTACTGACCACTAACATCACTCAATTCAAAATATTTAGAAATGCCTGTTGAAGTTCGGTTGATACTTTTAACTTTAAGAATGTCATTACCGGCTGTTAATGGACTAATTTGATAGTCTTCAGCAGTAACCATACGATTTTGTGTATAGTATGCCTGAGGAGCCTTTGAACGGATGCTGGTATTAGATTCTGTACCAGACGCATTGTCAACTGTGTACTGTAAACTCAGAGTCAACGATAATGTATTTTTCTGCCCAGACTGATTGTAGTAAGGAATCTTAACCTGTATGCCGTTAATTTGCTCTGGGGTAACTGAATAAGACAATCCATTACCTTGTCTGTAATAAAGTACAAAATTACCTTTAGGTAAATTACCAAATGCACCATCTGCAAAGTTTAAATCAATTTGATCATTAATTCGTGTGCTGACTGCATAGATATTTCGATCAGCATTGGTCACGTTATTATAGATTACATTATTTCCAGTAATGGCCTGTACCTGTGTCCATAATGTACTGTAATTTCCGTTTGGATCTAACTGCCACAACCAAACATCGGACTCATTTATATTGGTAGCGTTTACACCTATGATTTCGTTCTCAACAGGAACATCAACGCTAAACTTGTTAAGAGAAAGACTGCCTTGTTTGAAAGAAACAAAGAATCCGGTATTAGGACTTGCATTTCCTTTAGCATCGTTTCTAAATAAGAAATCAAAGTTAGCATTAGGTCTAGGTGTGGATTCGTATATGTAACTGCGATTGGCAAATGTAGATCCTACAACTTCAAAGTCAGTGGCAATTCCGTTAATGGATTTTGAAAATCCAAAAATAGGAATGTCATTTAACGCACTTGAAATTTGATAACGTTCTGTAGGAATACCATTAATTGAAGCTCGATCATAGGGTTTGCCAAATGTAGTACTTGCTGGCATAGCAGAATTCAGAACTGATAGGAATTGTGCATACCAGTTTACATTAGTCGAGTCGTTCCAAGAAATGTTAGAGTTTGCTAAGTTAATTCCTGCAGAATCAAACACGTTATCTGTAGTGCTAACGCTGGTAATTTTTAATAATCCATTTGCAGGAACTGCTCGAGATGGATTATAGTTGATTAACTGTGCTAGATTCAGTATGCTGTCTCGACGTTGTGCTGTTGCTAAAAAGTTTTCACGAGCATTCATGTCAACTCGGAAACTTAAATTTTGCCCCATGTAAGCAATTAAATCTATTAGTGCAATATATTCACTAGATTCAACATAGTCGTTAAAATCTTCAGGATAATTTGCCTGAAGATATTGGATCATAGTACGTTTTAAAGTCTCAAAATCGTAAGACTTAAAATCAGAATTGTTGAAGGATTGGTATATCTTTGTCCAATCTTCGGCAACTAATAGTTTTGAATTTGTTGATGGAATCATAAGCAGGTACCGTTTATAACGTATTTATTACCGTTATAAACCTGGTGTTTTAAGCCAGTAACCCAACATTTCGATCAAAGGTTAATTTTATTTTATCAGTTTGATCAGTGTTAGCATACTGGAGAGATAGTTCAATATAAAACCCGTATTCTTGTTCTACAATGTTTATATTGGTCGGAATTAGTCTGGGATCGCTGGTCAAAATTCTATTAAGATCAGTAGCAATCACTGCCTTAACATCGGGAGTTAATGGTTCGTAAATTAAATCCCAGATTGCTGTACCAAATGTGGGATTCATCAGCCGTTCGCCTTTACGAGTATTCAATTGATTTAATAAATCTTGTTTAACAACATCAAAATCGTATTGTCTAGGTGTTGTAGAAGTTTCGTCAAGAGAACTAAAGCCCTTGTAAAATTGACTAGATTTTACAGTTGTTTGAGCTCTAATGTTTGACGGCTGAAGAATAATATTTTTTTGTACCATACCGTTATTTACTTCTACCGTAGGTTACAGGATTTCCGCTACCATCTTTGATAGGATTTCCGCTACCATCTGTTACCGGAGTTGCTTCATCATCGGGTGCTTTGAGTAACTGTGTTCTTATATAACTCAATTGATCGCGAACTTTACTTGCCGCATCTGATTTAGTTACATAACCTTTTTTCTCTTTATCTAGACCTTTGTTTTGTTCATAGGCTTTAGTAGGCTCTTTGAATAAAACATAATCTAAAGATTTTCCAACTGCGGCAGGCCATAAGATCTGCATATATAAATCTTCTAACTGAGGATTAGCAACTTTAGCAACAGGACCTTTCTTGAAATAAGTTTTTACATAATCCATTTGTTCAGTACGAGTCATTGCGGCTAGAGCATCAGTTGTTGTTCCTAATGCAATTGCTGTTGGTTTAATAAACTGAATTAGTCCTGTTGCTCCGATACTATTACGTAATGCAGGATTAAATGTACGGCCTGTTTCAAATGCCATACAGCATAATAGATCAATGAAAGAACAATTTAAAGACTTGGCAGTATCTTTAACTGCTTTTAAGAATCCAGCATCTTGTACCCAATCGGCCGCCATTTCTCTTCTGTTTAGATTATCTGGAGGATTAGGAGTTGTACCGGGTCCGGGAGGTGTATTGGGCCCGTGTTCCTTTTTATCTCGTTGAGTCGGTGCCGCGGCTCCTACATCTGTATTGCTCGATGTATATTCGTCGGGTTTGATGTTTTCATGTTGGTCCCAAGGTTCATGTGTCGGAACACGTTTCATGATTGACTGTATATCGTCTGCTTTGTTAAACTGTCCATTTTTCCAACCACCGTCTTTGTTTCTATTAGGTAGCGTAAACTTTGGCAAACCTGATGGTATTTCAGCAGTATAGGCCGCATCTGTAGTTTTTGGCTGAGCGGCTTCAGGACCGTTCATGTCAATAGTTCCTGCACTTTCAATATGATGTGCAGAAGTAATATTTGTAGACCCAGTTGCTTTTAATTTGTAGTCTGTACCTACTGTAAGATCGTAACCAGTTCCTGTTTCAATGATCATCATAGATCCAGTACGCACATGAGTCTCGTCTAATGCTGTTTGATATAATGACCCGCCAATACCAACATGTACATCACCTGATACAGTATTTTTAAAATCACCGTCAGTTGTGCTATCATAATCGCCGGTTATAGCAATTTTTCCGTTACCTTCAACTATCAGGGTAAAATCATTAACAATGTCTAACTGGTAAGATCCTGTTACAGAGATATTCATATCTCTGCCTGCTTCGATGTTAATGTCTCTATCTGCTCTAAAATTAAAATCGTTTTCTGAATGGATGCTTACACTATCAGATGCATACACGTCTATCTTACCTGCACTTGTAAGTTCTACCCAAGCGGTACCTTTACTATTAGCAATGTAAATTAAATCATGTG